GTGTTTTTCTCTTTAATCTGCCTGCTCGTGCGTGTCTTCCTGCCCCGATCATCGGTGGCGTTGAAGAAGACCGAACATTCCTTCTCCCGCAACACGTCATAGATGATCTGTGGAATGTGGTAAGGCTCCCCGTTGAACGGGATGAACTTTTTAAATGTGCCCAGCTTTGCCGAACCCACGGAAATGATTTCACCTGGCCACTCTTTTTTCTGGGGGTTCAGGTTCTGAATGCGTACCCGCAACAGCCGGCCCACCCGGGTCTTGGCTTCTGCGTTCATTTTCTGACGATATTCTGCTTCCGTCATCGGGATGACGGGTTTGCTCAATAGGGCCTTTTGTTTGGCTGTGGCTTGCGTGAAGGTGACTTCGGTTTTGGCTTCTGGGTTCTCTGCATGGTTATCTCCCTGGCTCTGCTCCGCGTAGTAAGCATTGATCAGGTTCTGAATGGTTTTGGGACCGGCACGATGATGGAATTTAATCCCCAATGCTTTGGCTTCTTGCTGCAATTGATCAAGTGTCTTCTCAGTCATTTCACTGCTCCTATGGCGGGTGGAATATTGATGGGATGGCAGCTCCCACACATGCAGGAGCTGCCGGGGGTTGCTTTTACAGCGTTGCGACGGTCTTGATCAGGGCAATGCGCTCGGAACGCAGTGTCATGAAACCGTAGTACCACTTGATCGAATAGAACCCGGTCTCACCATACGGGTCATTGCGATCAGCAGTTTCCTTTCCGGGTGGCTTGTGGGTGATCTTGAATTTCACCGTCTTGCCATCGGTCTGGAAACCAATGGTGGTGAAGGAACCATCACCAATGACCAGGATCGGGTACACGTTGACCTTGGCGACACCAGCTGCATCGGTGGACCAGATGGCCACCTCATCAGCCGTGGCACCGACTGTTGCACCGGCTGCTGCCCAATGCATCATTTCGGGAACCACGATCAGACGGAAGCAGTCCACTGCACCGAATTCACCGCGGGCAATCGTTCCTGCCTCACCGTACTGAGCCACCGGAATGAAGGCTTTCTCGCCGTGATAATCGGTCATCCGCATGAACGCCGGCTGCAGCTCGGAACCAATGTAGGCATACCGTGCTGAATTGATCACACGCGTATCGATCATGCGTGAGCCAGTGATCAGCTTGGTGGTCTTCGGGGTCCGGTTGTTGTCGAGCTCGATGCTCAGCTTGACCAGATCGTCGTAGACAACCACGTCTTCCAGGTTGGCTGCTGCAGTACCACCGTTGAGGGTTGCCGTGCTGGTAGCGTTACCTGCATAGCGCACCACGCCGGCTGCATTCAACAGATCGATCTGCAGCTGGTCCTCGGTGATCTCGTTGGCTGCTTTCACCGATTCCTCGGTGATGTGCATGACCAACTCTTCATCGGTATCGAAGTCCAGGGATTCCTGGGTGTACTCGTCGAAGAAGCCGAATTTCTCCAGCGTGCCTTCGAGCTGAATACGCTTCATGCCGACACGGTTGACACGGCCTCCCTGCTCGGACAGTACCGGGATCTTCGCGGAGATGGTACCGACATCTTTACTGGAGCCGTACAGGTTGCCGTAATTGGTGTATTCATCGGCCGTATTCAGTACGGTGACCACCCAGCCTGCTGCGGTCAATGCCACAACCGCTGCTGCATAGTCGACCGTAGCGGGCAATACAAAGCCCATCTGGATCGCCCATGCCCACAGCTTGCCTTCAGCCAGATCGTCAGCATCAGCTGATGCCGCGGCAAACGTAGCACCGGTGGCCAAACCTTCGAAGTAATACTTCAGGCCGCCTTCAGCAGCGGGAGCAACTGCTTCGATGCTCTGCTTGACGTAGGTGACGTTGGCAATGAACGCTGCCGTGGTGGATACGCCCTGGGCATCAATGCCCTGGTCGTTGATGTTGCGATCATCCAGGATCGGCAGGTAGTGATACTGCTTGATGGTTTTACCCATGTTCTTGGGCATCGCAGTGACATCTGCAAGCTGGCCGAAATAGGCTTCCTTGGCTGCTTCAACAAGCGCTTTGCGCTTGTAGTAATCAGTACGGATTTGCACACCCACATCGGAAGGAGTACCACCGATGGGGTCGTTATACATATGCGGATTTTCAAAAGGGGGCATGGTAGCTCTCCAGTAAGGATTAAGGACTCAGAGAACGGATATCGAATTTCTCGATTTCGGCATCGGTCATCGCCCCGAAATTCGGTACCGTCTTGGATTTGCCAGGTGCTCCACCTTTGGGGGGTGCTGCTGCCCGACGTTTATCTCTCAGTGCAGCCTCTTTTTCAGCTGCTGATCCAGAACCCTGACTGGTACCCTGGCCGGTATTACCACCAGCAGATGATGCACCCACGAGCTTGGTGAAAGCTCCTTCCGCGTGCATTGCATCGCCAACAGTTTTGTACGCCTCCAGGTCCGACAGGCCATTGAGTCTTCCAAACACCCGGTCACTGGCCACGCGCTCTGCGATCAGATCGTAGATGCCGCTTTCCATGTGCCCATTGATGTATGAAATCACCTTTGGATTCTCTGCCATGATCCGCTTGCTTGCCGTGTCCCATTCTTTGGTGATGACGTTGACAGTGCGGTCGAAGGATGAGGTAGCACGAATGCTGTCAATCACTTCGTCCAATGCCAATTCGTTCTCACTCACAGCATGGTCAGTGGGCTTGTAAGTGGAATCTTCCTCAAGTCTCAGATCCATAGGATCAATCTGGCTGTCCTTGAGGAACTTCCTGATCGCCTCTGGATTTTTCTTGTCCAGGTCGATCAGGAAGTTGATTCGTTCCATACTCAACAAACCATTCCTTTCCAGGGTCTTGAGTACCTGTTGATACGGCTTCATCGCTTCCATCTTGCGCGAGTAGTCCGCACCCATTTGCATCAGCCTGCGGGCATCGTCAGACGAGCTGATCTTGATTTCCCGCTTGGCTGCTTTCAGGGGAGCCATAACCTTGGAATACTCTGACTCGAAGTCGATTACACCAGTTGAGCCATCTGCAACTGCACCAGCTTCTCCAGCCTTGCCTGCGGGTTGGTCGCCCTTGGCTGTTCCTGGAGGCTCCTTTGCAGTGCCGGTATCAGTGCCAGTGGCACCGGCTCCATCGTCAGAGGTAGTACCTGTACCACTGGCACCATCATCCGGGTCGGGGTCTGATACGGCACCACCCGTTCCATCAGTTCCGTTGTCCGGTTTGTTGGGATCAGTTACAGGCTGGGCCTCGGAGGAGGCTGGTTTCCCTTCGTTCGACGGTAAGGTCGACCGATCCAGGCCCAGTATCTCCTCGTCTGACATCGCAGCCAGATTTACGGTCTTGGCTGTATCGTTCATTGCACCAGTTCTCCATCCATCTGTTCACGGAGTAGCTCTTCACGAGCCTCTTTATCCTCCTCGATGGATTTGAGCGCCATATTACCCGTCCTGATGACGGTAATAAAGTATTGATATAGCCCGCCAATCGACGTTATCACGTTATCGATGTACTTCTGCTTCTCTGGAGTCTGTTGGGTGGGGTCTGCACGCAGCAGTACCGCTCTGCTGGCTTCATGCTCGAAGAAACCCTCTTCAATAACCTTGTGGAAGTCGGCATTGACCCGTAAACGGTTCATGGCCTGCATTCTGTCGATGAGATTCTGGGCCTGTTCGATGCTCAGCTCTACCTGTTGAATCTGTTCTTCTTGTTGCAACATTATTCATTGCTCCAGTTGATGAATTGGGGGCTTACGCCGGTTTACTGGCTCCATTGGCGCCTTTCATTGCTTCCTTCACGATGTCTCTTTCCAGGTTTGCCTGTGCTTGAGCTCCTTGCTTCTGCATATCTCGAGCCTGGGTGACCCCAGACTCCTGTTCGACGAATTGTAGATCCAGCGCATCAGCCTTGGCTTTAGCTTCTGCTGCCTTGGCCCGACTGAGTTCAGCTTCAGCCTCATTTTCAGCTGCTTCAGAATGCAGTTTGCTGACCTTGGCCTCGAGTTCTGCGATTTGCAGCTCTTTCATCTTTTCTGCCAGCGGGTCAGGTTGTGGTTGATATGTCTCCAAACGCTTGGCCAGCTCTGGCATCTTCCGCAAACGGGCAATTTCAGCGAGGATCATCTGCGACATGTCCGGGGGCATGTTGTTGCCCATGGTCTGCAGCATGAATGCCAGCTCTTCAGCCTTGGCATTGTCAGTTTCCGCGGTGCTGATTGACAACTTGATGTCAACC